GTAGTAATACTACCACCTCTTGAGGAAGACAATGACCAAACGGAGGGATAATGCAACACGTACAAAAGTTAAAGCAGTGGGCAGAAAGCCTTGGGGCTACGATCACTCTGTCGATTCAAAAGGTTCAGGATGGTATATTCCAGACCTTGAAGCGTTTGAACGACTTGATAGTGCGATTGTACAAATCCGTGAAGGGGGTCATTCGGTTAGGAAAGTAGCATCGTGGTTAGAAAATGAAACTGGTAGAAAATTGTCTGCTACTAGGTTACACAAGTTGGCATGGACTAAAGAGGAGTTGGAAGATCGGAGAAAGTCTCGCAGACGTTTATTATCTCCCAGACAGCGAAAGATTGAAGACCTCAAAAATACAGAAAAGCAAACTAGAATCAAAGCAGATCAAGCAAAACGAAGATTAAATAAAGCATTAAAAAAAGATACTGTTGAACCAGAAGTATTAGATTTTACAGATCAGACTGCATCTGAACCTGAAGTTGTCTTTAAACCAAACCCAGGTCCACAGACACAGTTCTTGTCTGCTAATGAGAGAGAAGTATTTTATGGTGGTGCAAGAGGTGGAGGTAAGACATATAGCTTACTTATAGCACCATTAAGGTTTGTTCATAAATCATCGCATAGAGCATTATTAATTAGACGTTCTATGCCTGAGTTGAGAGATGTTATATTCCAGACGCAGCAATTATATCCGAAAGCTGCACCTGGAGCTAAATGGAAAAGCCAAGAAAACACTTGGTACTTTCCTAGTGGAGCAAGAATAGAGTTTGGCTATTGTGAGAACTTACAGGATGTGTTAAGATATCAAGGTCAATCATATTCTTGGATTGGAGTAGATGAGTTACCACAGTATGCAAATCCTGATATCTGGCAGTTCTTGAGATCATCATTGCGTACTACAGATCCTACTATTCCTTTACACATGAGGGCTACAGGAAACCCAGGTAACGTAGGATCAGCTTGGGTTAAGAAGATGTTCATAGATCCTGCTGAACCAAATACTAGGGTAACTGAGAAAATAGAATACGAGTTAGATGGTAGAACACTAACTAGCGAGATAACTAGAAAATTTATATCAGCGTCTGTATGGGATAATCCATACTTGACACAAGATGGTAGTTATGTTGCAATGCTTGCTTCTCTACCTGAAGTTAAGAGGAAGCAATTCTTATATGGCGATTGGGATGTAGTTGAAGAAGGTGCATTTCCTGAGTTTGATAAGACGGTGCATACGTGCGAAAGTTTTGAGATTCCGAAAGGTTGGACGAAGATTAGAGCAGCCGACTTCGGATACGCTGCCCACTCCGCTATTTTATGGGGGGCTGTTGATTTTGATGGTTGTCTGTGGATATATAGAGAGTTGTACGTTAACCGTTTGACTGCTGATAAGTTAGGTCAGATGATTATGGAAGTAGAAGAAGGTGATGGTAGAATACAAGATGCATTGCTAGATAGTTCTTGTTGGGCTAGACGAGGTGATGCAGGACCATCAATAGCAGAAACTTTAAATAGAGAAGGATGTAGATTTAGACCATCAGATAGATCACCAGGATCTAGGGTTGCAGGTAAGATAGAATTGCACAAAAGACTAATGATAGATGAAGAAACAGAAGAACCAGGCATTGTTATAATGCAGAACTGTAGAAATCTTATAAGTCAGTTAGCAGCTTTACCAGTAGACTCTCGTAATCCTGAAGATGTTGACACTAAAGCTGAAGACCACTTATATGATGCGTTAAGATATATGATTATGTCAAGACCAACTAATATACGTATAGCATACGAGAATACTCCAAAGACTAGATATCAACCATCTGATTCAGTGTTTGGATATTAATATGGAAATCTTTCTATATATAATTATAGTTTTAGTATTAATGCTTGCTATTGGTGTATTTATATGGGCCGCATATTCAAAAAACTAACATAAGGAAAAAATATGGCAGATGATAACGATATAGTAGTACTAGATGATGTAGAGAGTACAGAAGAGTCCTACGTTAATTTAGTTAGTTATGTTAAGGCTAGGTTTGATAGGGCTAAAGATGGTAGGCATACTGATGAAGAACGATGGGTACAAGCTTATAGAAACTATCGTGGTATATACGGACCAGACGTACAATTTACAGAAACAGAAAAGTCTCGCGTATTTATTAAAGTAACTAAGACAAAAGTTCTTGCAGCATACGGTCAGATCATAGATGTTCTATTTAGTCAGAATAGATTTCCTATTGGTGTAGAGCCAACTACCTTACCTGAAGGTGTGTATGATAGTGTGCATATAGATCCTAAAGAAGAAGAACAAGAACAAGCTTTTGAAGAGTTTAAGAGTATATATGGTTTTCCTGGTGATGGCAATGATCTAGAGCCAGGTGATACTTCAGCTATATTGAATGAGAAACTTGGTGCGTTAGAAGATAAGCTAGAAGATTTAGAAGGGCTTAAAGAAGGTCCAGGTCAAACACAATCAGCTATTACTTTCCATCCTGCTATGGTTGCAGCTAAGAAGATGGAAAAGAAAATCAAAGATCAACTAGAAGAATCAGCAGCGACTAAACATCTTAGACATTCTGTGTTTGAGTGTGTATTGTTTGGTACTGCTATTATGAAAGGCCCATTTGCCTTTGATAAAGAATACCCAAATTGGGAAGATGATGGTACATACGATCCAGTAATTAAAACTGTACCTAAAGTAGAATATACATCTGTTTGGGATTTTTATCCTGATCCAGATGCATATAACATGGAAGACTGTGTATACGTTGTTGAACGTCACAGACTAACCAGATCACAACTTAGAGCATTAAAGAAACGTCCATTTTTTAGAGGTAAGTCTATTGAAGCTGCTATTAAAGAGGGTGAAGACTATAGCCGTGAGTGGTGGGAAGATAGTTTAACAGATAATGAAACTGCATCAGATTTTGGTGGAGAAGGTTTTGCTGGTTATGGTGGAGATGTTGAAAGGTTTGAAGTACTAGAGTTCTGGGGTACAATAGATAAAGACATAGCAGAAAGCCAAGGGTTAGAGATACCTGAAAATGAAATCAAAGATGATGAAATACAGATTAATTGTTGGGTATGTAACAATCAGATATTAAGGTTAGTTATAAACCCATTTGTACCAAAGCGTATCCCATACGTTGCAAGTCCATACGAGATCAACCCATATAGTTTCTTTGGTGTAGGTCTAGCAGAAAACATGGACGATACCCAAACACTAATGAATGGTTTTATGAGATTAGCTGTTGACAATGCTATCTTATCTGGTAATCTATTGATTGAGGTGGATGAGACAAACCTAGCACCAGGTCAGGATCTTACAGTGTATCCTGGTAAGATATTCAGGAGACAGGGTGGTGCGCCAGGTCAAGCTATATTTGGTACTAAGTTTCCAAATGTGTCAAGTGAAAATATGATGTTGTTTGATAAAGCAAGAGTATTGTCTGATGAGTCATCAGGATTACCATCATACTCATACGGACAGACAGGTGTGCAAGGTACAGGTAGAACTGCATCAGGTATATCTATGTTAATGGGTGCAGCTAGTAATGCAATACGTACCGTGATTAAGAACATGGATGACTATATGTTACGACCTATGGGTGAGGCATTGTTTGCATTTAATATGCAGTTTGACTTTGATCCAGAGATAAAAGGTGATCTAGAGATTAGAGCTAGAGGCACAGAAAGCTTTATGAAGAATGAAGTTAGGTCACAACGTCTTATTAGTTTCCTACAGATTGCAAGTAGTCCTGTCCTAGCACCGTTTGCTAAGTTCCCATACATTATGCGTGAGATAGCAGCAACAATGGATTTGGATGTAGATAAGGTAACAAACAATCCTGAAGAGGCATTTAGACAGGCTATACTATTACAGCAGATGCAAAAGAAAATAATTGAAGAAAACCCACAACCTGCACAAGATCCTACAGGAGCAGGAGGTGGTACTATAGGTACAGGTCAAGCACCAGCACCAGGAGAACAAGGATTTGCTACAGGTGGTGGACCTAATGCAGGTACACAACAGCAACAACAACAGGCTCAACAAGGAGGAGGACAACAGATTCCTCCTGAGTTAATGGCAATGTTACAACAAGGTGGTGCAGGTAATGCTTGATCAGAGAGTGGCTAGAGATTTATTACCTCTAGTTAATCAACCAGATTTTGATGAATTGTTTACGTTATATTTAGATAATAAAAAAGAAAGTGCTTATCGTATACTAGAACAGAGTGACGATGAAGTAGAAATATACAGAGCGCAAGGACAACTGCATATACTAAGACGTATGGAAAATATGCGATTAGAAATACAGACCGCAGCTAAAGGAACCTGATATGATAAGTTTAGAAAAGTTAAAAGATCATCTTATACAAAAAGAAGGTTTAAAGTTAGAAGCTTATAAACTTCCTGGTGAATTAAATTATACTATTGGTGTTGGACATCATGGTGCTGATGTAAAGAAGGGTATGAAAATAACTGAGGAAGAAGCAGAACAACTATTAGAAAAAGATATACAGAGTAAACTAGAACTAATAGAAAGAAAGTTACCTAATTTTAGTGAATATAGTGAAAACCTACAAAAATTTGTAGTGGATGGTTTTTTTAGAGGAGATCTTTCAGGTAGTCCTAAAACATTAAAATTATTAAACGAAGGTAATTTTGAAGAAGCAGCACAAGAATTTTTAAGAAATGAAGAGTATAATGAAGCAGTAGTTTCAGGTAGTGGGGTTGCTTCTAGAATGGAAGATATATCAGAAGCAATTAGAAACGAAGGCAATAAAGATAATTTAGAAGCTGTTCCAATGCCCAAAGAAAAACCTAAAATGGATGACACTCAAAAAATGTTAATAGATGAGGAGTCACCAGGAAAATTTAGGGACATGCCTCCTCAAGCAGAACCAAAGGATAGAACCTTAGTTCCCTCAGAAGAAGAAATAGATAACGCACCTACTGGTGACAATATTTTTTCCAGCTTCTTTTCTTCTATTAGTAATCTTTTTGATAGTGATGATGATGAAGATAATGTACCCATCCCACAAGAAAAACCCCAAACCTTAAAGAAAGGTGGTGCTGTAGAAGCAGACTTTGATGGTAAAGATAATGATGATGAGGATGAAGATGAGGGAGATCCACCACCTCTAGCTAAACCTGAAGAAGTAGCAGATGATATACCTGCAATGTTGTCAGAAGGTGAATATGTACTACCTGCTAATGTAGTTAGGTATTTAGGACTAGAGCGTATTATGGATATGCATCAAAGGGTTTTACATGAGATACAACAGATGGAGGATCTAGGTATGATCCAGAATGTTGATGAAAATGGTAAGCCTGAAAATGATGATGATGAGATGAAGTTTATACAACCTGAAGGTAAAGTAACAGAAACTGTAATTATAGCAGCTAAACCTCAAGGTATGATGTGTCCACCAAAGATGGCAGAAGGTGGAGAGGTAAATAGAAATATAGATATAGATAGAACATTAGATGATGATGCATTAAAAATTAGAGCAGATATAGCTAATGAACGTAACCCTGTAGGCTTTGAAACTGTATTTGATCCTGAAGTAGGAGTGGTAAAAATTAAAACTCCTAAAGGAAATGTTAGTGTAGATAAAGGTTTAGTAGGTGGATTTAAAACTTTAGAAACAGGTCCAGAGGGAGCAGACCCTGCTGATCCTGATGTAGGAGGAACTGCATCTAGTTTTGATGTAATTAGTCAGTCTATAAAAGATATAATAAGTGAAACTATAGGAGGACCAGGTACTCAATCTGATTTAGATGATAGATCTATGACTGTTGGGTATGATGTTT